TGACCAATAGTTTGTAAAACGTGCTTATCTTTAACAAAAGCTAAAGCTCTGCCAATTTCAGCAGAGTACGCACTTCTTACGTCCCAGTGGTTTTTTGCTTCTTCAATATTACTTAAAAATACTGAAGATGTTAAAAGGTCATTAATTGTAATAACCTTTTCGTTGTGGTGAGCAGTTGAGCCTAAAATTTCTGCTCCTGCTGTATGATAAGCCGCCGCTATTCTGCCCATTACTGGGAAAGTAGCTGACTTGCCATTAGAGATAGAACGAACCATCTCTGCTCCGCCTGTTTTTGAAGCTCTGTCAAAAGAAGTAAGAACTTCTCCTGCAAAAACTTTTAAAAACAATGCGTCTTCTGTACCTGATGAGTTTACCTGAGGTATACTCGCTGGTGTTGCCGCTGTCATAATTTATCTCCTTATATTATGATGTTAGTTAATAAAAGCCTTGTATTTTCAGCTTCTTATACTAAATTGTCTTCCCGCAGGAAGGTCAAGTTAATCTACTTATCTACTTGGCAGTTGCCACCTATAAAGGTTGCACAACTATTTTTTATTTTTCTTCTCAGCTTCTTGAGCTTTATCAAGAAGGTCGTTTATATTCTTTAACGCTAAAGTAGATATAGTTAATTTATCATATCTATTTTTAATTGTGTCAAGAATATTGTCGTGGTCGGGAATACCTACTGGATTTTTTAAGTAAGTATCAACAACCGAAGTATGTTCAGCAATCTCTGCTTCATACTTTTTCTTTAAAGCGTATAAAAACATACGTCTCCTTTTATATTTTACTGTTAGCTAGTTTACTTTTTACTTCAGCTTGATAAGCAGGGTCTTTAGCATATCTAGGGTCAGACATCGCTTGTGTTACTTGAGCCCAAGATGCAAAACCTTGCTCTGCACTAGGAGATGCTTTACCTTCAACTAATGTAGGTTCACTTCCTGTTGCTTGTGCATATCTTGCTTTAAGTCCTACTACTGCTAACTTCACAGCTTCTAAATCTTTGCTGTTTACCGCAGTATTGTAAGCCTGTTTTTCAGTTTCAGATAAATTGTTACCCGCCCAGTCAGACATACTATCATATGACTCTGTGCCGCCAACTAAGTTTTTAACTGTTGCTGATTGTTGGTCAGCTATTGCTTGTTGTCCTGCAATAAATCTGTCCACATATTCTTTTGGTATTCCTGCTTTTTCTAATGATGAGTATGAGCCATCAGCAAGTTTACCATCTTTAGCAAACTCTTCCGAGAGTGTTTCCATATTTAAACCTGCACTATCTACAGCCTTTGTAGCTATATCTAAATCAGATTTAGGTTGTTCTTGTTTTACTTCGTCAGTTTTTATTTCTGTCTTAGAAACTGGGTCTACTGATTGTTCAGTAGGTTGAGATTGCTCACCAAGTTTTTTTTCTAATTCTGAATATGATTTGACTAAGTCATCAACTGAGTTGAATTTTTCAGGCAAACCTTCAGGTTTACTTTGTGTAGGCTTTATCTCTTCCACTGGTTTATCCGTAGTAGTTTCGGGACTTGTTATTTCCACTTTATCTACCATAAATTTTTTCTCCTAATTATTGTGGTTTTGTTATATTACCCGCAACCGCAGGAACAGCTTTCTCTGCCATTTGCATCATCTGCTGTTGTTGTTGTTGCTGTTGCATCGCTTCTTGTTCAGCCGCTAATTCTTCCTCACTCTTAATTAAACCTTCCATCTCTATACCTAAACTGGTAGCGATACGTTTAATTAAATCCGAAGAATTTAATGATTGAACTACTTGTGGATTAACCTGAGCTAGATTAACTATCTCAGCCACAAATTCTCTTAATTTTTGTAAATCATTTCCTCTACCCAATGCTTCAATACCTGTAATAATTGTAGGTGTAACTGCATCTTTAGGTAATGGTGGAATTTCTTTTGATTCTTGCATACGTTTCATTAGTATTTTAACTAATGGAAGTTGAAACTCTTGTGATAATAATGAGTATACTCCACCCATAGCAGTTTCTAATTGTTCTGCCATATATCTAATTTCTTGAGCTGTAACTCTTTCAGCATCTCTTTGTATTGCAGTATGTAATAAGAAAGCATAAGACATACGCTCTTCTAATTTAGCAATACTTCTTTCAACTACTTGTAAATCATATTGTTTTTGTGCTTGTAATACAGAGACATCATCGTCAGAACCAGTAATAATATCACCATTTCTAGTAAGAGCTAAATCTCTTTTCTTTGTTACAGAATTAGGTTTAACCATAAATACTATTTTAGAAGAAGCCGCCGCACTTTCAACAAGTGCTTGAGATAATCCTTCTAATGATTTTAAATCTCCTAAAAATTCTTCAACATATCCTCTGCCATAATCCTCACCATCAACTCTAACCATTCTTAAAGCGGCATAAGGCATTTGGTCTTTAGTGAAATTTCCTACTGATTCAGGAATTTTAATTCCATTTACTTCTTGACAAATATAAAATTTATTATTTTCTAATCTGTAAATATGTGTATATAATTCTATGTCTTCATCTTTTTTATACTCAGGGTCAGTGATTAACTTTTCCATTACTTCAAGTGGAAGACTTAATGGGCTAACACTTTCTTTAATAACTATTTCTAATATGTTTCCTGAGGAATCTCTATTACATACAAAACTGGTAATGGGAAATACTCTCATAGTTCCATCTTTAGGAAGATAAGTTAGTACATTTCCTGCTACTATTAAATGTTTAAGAGCTTCAAACACACTAACTCTTAAAGCTAATTGTTCAATCTTTTTAGAAACTTCTCTTTCAATATTTGCTAGAGATTTTTCTATTTCAGTTTTTAATTCTTTATTTTGTTCAAGTTCTTCTTTTGTTTTGCCACTTACTGCTAGTCTAAAAAAGGGGGAATTGGGTGGTAGTAATAAAAGAAGTAGCTTAGACGCTAAATTGTTTACGCCTCTAGCTCCTACCGATTGGAAGGGGTTGTATAATTTTGTAGAAGAATTGAAACCATCTACGGGTATTAAAGAAGATATTGTTAGTTCACTACATTCTTGAGCTCTGTCTACAAATTTTTCTCTCTTCTCTTTTAATTTTAAATATCGTTCTTTTGCTGTAGGATTAACCTGTAGCATTGTTGCGTTGCTCTTTTTAGTCGCCATTTATATCCTTATTAAGTAGTAACGCCTGAACTAGAACCAGTAGTAGTATAATTTACTCCTGTTTGTAGAGCAGATGTACCTGATTTAGAAGCCATTTTCTTTTTCTTCTTAATATCTTTATCGCCTGTTATTAATTCAATAGGCTTTTCTGCTACTTCTTCTATTCTTGAAGCAATCTGAGCGGGTGCTCTTTGAATAGGAGCGGCTTGTACTTTCGGTGCTGACATACACATAGTTTTATTTTTTTATCCTCTCTTGTAATGTATTAATGAATCGTACTACATTCCTTTGCCCTGCTTTAAAATATACTGTCTTAGTATCATCTTTTAATTCAGGTGATTTCTCAGGATATAGTTTATTTAGTAGCTCTACCAAGTCTTCTGACTTGTGAGGTAAAACTAAATCTTCATTTTCGTCCATATTATTCTTCTAAAAAGGGCACTTTAGTTCCATAACTTGCCCGTTGTAGTTCCTTTGTTATATTCGGTTGCTCTATTCTCAAAGAAATTAGCGTGTTCTACACCATTTAACACCCATTCTAACCACCCTAAAGGGTTATCTTTGACACCATAATTAGGTTTTAATGATAGCTGAAGCAGTCTTCTATCCGCTATATATCTTATATATTTCTTAACTTCATCAGGAGTAAGTCCTCTAATACCACCCATTTCAAAAGCTAAATCAATAAATTTATCTTCTAATTCTACCATATCTCTAGCTGTTTGATAGATAGTTTTCTTAAATTTATCAGTCCATACTTTAGGATTTTCTTTAATTAATGTTTTAAATAATTTAATCATACTTTCAACGTGGTGTGTTTCATCTCTAATACTCCAAGTTACTATCTGACACATACCCTTCATTCTTCCATATCTTTGAAAGTTAAGTAGCATAACAAAGGAAGCAAATAATTGCAGTCCTTCACCAAATGCAGAGAAACAAGCTATGTCTCTAAGGAATCCTTCAATGCCTTTTCCTTTATCTTTAAATAAATAAGTATGTTTATTAGCCATTTCTTTGTATTCTTGAAAGGCTTTAAAATCTAATAATGCAGGTTCGCCAAGTGTATCATTGAGTAATGAATAAGCGTGAACGTGATTAGCTTCTGATGCCGCAAAAGAAGACAACATCATTCTAACTTCAGGAGATTTAAACTTAGGAATATAGCTATCTAAATAGGCTTTAGCTATATCTACATCACCTTGAGTAAAGAATTTTAATATTTGATTTATTAAATTTTTCTCTTCTTTTGTTAATCGTTCATTCCAATCTCTTATGTCCTCGTGTAAAGGCACTTCACTAGGAAGCCAGTGCATTTTTTGCATAGTATCGTATGCGTTAAAAGCCCAGTCATAATCAAATGGCTTGTAATAATTTCTTTCTGTAAATAAACTCATCGTGTTAATAATTCAATCCCTTCTATAATAACTAATGCTCCTAATTCTAATGCTAAAATCGTATGATAAATAGTCCATAATACTGTTTGCTTTTCTTTATTAACATATATTACTTTTTTATTATCAGTATATTCTACTTGTATAACATCAGGTATTTTCTTAATCTCTTCCATTCTACTCACACGATAAACAATCTGCATCAGGAAGAATCTCTCTTTTGATTTTTTGTGATACTAACTCTGCTCTTTTTATTGCTTCAGAACGACAATAGTAAAGAGTTTTTAATTTACGCTTCCACGCTAACATATGTATATCGTGTAATTCTTTTATATCTACATCAGCAGGGACAAATACATTAACACTTTGAGCTTGACAAATAAACGGCTGTCTATCTGCGGCGTGTTCTATTATCCACTGTTGATTTATCTCAATAGCAGTTTTAAAAATATCTTTTTCATAGTCTGACAACTCTTTGAGATGCAAGACCGAGCCTCTTTGAGAGACAATGGACGACCATATATCATCATTATTTATTCCTTTCTTTTCTAATAGTTTTTCTAAAAATTTATTCTTAACTAAAAATGAACCTGACATTGTTTTCTGAACATAAGCATTAGCTCTGTAAGGTTCTATTGATGGTGAAGTAGTGCCACAAATAATTGAAGATGATGCGTTGGGTGCTATAGCTAATAGATGAGAATTACGCATACCAGTGCCTTCCATATCAGGAGCTTCACCTCTTTTAACTGCTAACCTTTTTGATTCAGCAACAGCTTCTTCTTTTATCTTTTTAAATATCTGTAAGTTTTTTGATTTAGCTAACGCAGATTCAAACGGAATATTTTGTGATTGTAAATAAGCGTGAAATCCCACAGTACCTAAACAAATACTTATTACATTGTTAGCACTAAATCTAGCTTTAAACAATTCATCAGGTGCATAGTCAATAAAGTATTGTA